GATACAACGAAGAGGAAGAACAATAGGGAAAGGAGCAGGGTGAGGATTCTTCATCTCAGGACCAAACTTCCAAACTGATCCATAGTTAACAGACCTTCTAGGAAGTTTAGGACGCTTAGCACCTTTACACAACCAGTAGATTCTTTCATCAATTTGAGTAAATCTATACCCAGAAATCTCAGGACCACTGCCCCTGTTCCAGATAATCTCTTCCCTGATGTGCCACTTAGTTTTAGGCAACCATGCCCAAGGAGAAGTAGCATTACCTTCAAGGTATCTGACCTTATGATTGTAGAACAATGAACCACCCTCTTTGGTCTTATCAAAGAGAACATTCAGAAGTTCAATCTGCTGCTCCTGATAAACATCTTCAGGAAGAGAATCATCAAACTTATCATACTCAATTTTGCGAAACAAACCACCCCCAATCTTCTGTTTGTTGTATGGGGGTGAAGTTACAGTGCAATCAATGGAGTTGTCATCAAGTTGTTTTGCTAACTCAATACAGTCTCCAGTTCTCAGATCAATCATAGGGTCTCCAGCATTTTACCAGTGTAGCACATCATTGGACTTTGATAAAGGGTCCAGACAAGTCAGCTTGACTAATGTTCATTTTTGATGATAGGAAGTAAGCATGAGTAATAAGTTCTGCTAATTTATGGTCCTTCTTAGCCTCAATAAACATTTTCATATATCTAAGGATTCTAAGTTTGCTTCTTAGTTTAACTGCAAAATTTTTACCTGAGGGGTTTGAGGATTGGTCATCAAGCAAAAATGCTTTTTGAATAAACTCTTCTGGAGTACAAACTTTTCCCATATAGGAAATTTTACCAAAGTCCTTAGTTATAGTCTTATCAGAAACAATATCTGAAAAATAGTCTTGCCAATACTTTAGGTGAGTGGCAGTAAATTTTCCATTCAAAGGTATATTGTAATTAATCTCTTCCCCTGTATATTTTTTAACTAACTCTGCCATTTTAGGAGCAGGAATTGCTCCATTTCTTGCAGTAGCATTTACATATTTTCCTTTGTTATTGGCAACTCTATCCCTAGGTTCAGTTGCATGAGCAGCAGTACTTGAGACTTTACTTTCCCAAAAATATCTTTTGATGTATTTTCCTGCTTTAAATTGTGCCTCAAATGTTAAAGAGTTTCCTGCACAATCATTGTCTCCACCTCTCTTGGTAATTTCCATATAAGTGAACATATCACCTATCAGATCACCTTCATGAACTTCAATACCATCAGGACCAACATCTATATTAGTTTCATAAACATGAGATTCTGGTTCTGCTTTTGTTGGTTTTTTAAGAGAGATGCCAAGAAGAGTTTTACTTTCTAAAAGTTGACTTAGATAAGCATTAACAGTTCCAACAAATACTTCAGGAGCAGTAGTTCCATCTGAAAATTCTTTCTTAAGAAGATCAACCATGTCCTTTACTTTTCTTTCTTCACCCGACTTTATCATGTAGACATCAGTGGTGTTCCAACTATCTTTTTTTCCTGTAAAGAGTTGTTGTTGAGGTCTATTAAAACTAGACCAAATATAATCATAAATGTCTGTTGTTTTTGTTGCAGGCAAAGTTTTTGTGGATCCACCATATCTGGCATACTTCCAAGAGGTATCTTTATTACCTTCAGTATGACCAAGATATTTAATTAATGCCTTTGCCTGCTTTAGCAATCCAAGATACCACTCAGAATCCATATTTGGAAATTCTTTTTTTAGATCATTATACAATTCTAGGTCTTGGTTTGGAGTTAGATCAGCCCCTCTTTCTATAGCATGATAAAAAACAACTATAGAAGCTGCCTCAAAAAGATCTGTTTCAGTTGCCATCTATTTTAGTTTATAATTATCTATCGTCGTCAGAACGATTTTCTGAGTAGAAAACATCAAAGGCACCACCAGGATAACGCTTCTCAAGTTTCTCTACATTCTTTGCAATAACCTGATCAATAGGAGTTTCCAATGCAATACATGCTTGCATAACATACCACATCAGATCACCAAGTTCAGTAAGAAGGTGGTCCTTATTATCTTCATTCCAGGGTTTGCCTTGGAAGATCATCTTCTTAACAATCTCCAGGAACTCACCACCCTCAGCATTCATACCAACACCAGAAGTTAGAAGTCTTTCAATGTTAGCACCTTTACGATCTAGTTCAACAATGCGATCTGAGAAAGCAACAAAGTCTCTAGATGCATCAGAGGTAACTGCATCTACAAATTGTTGGTACTTGTTAAAATCAACTTGTCCAGTCATTAGAATTTAAAACCTGCGAATTTACTTTGTTTTGGTTCATCATCATTAGTATACTCTTCTTCTTGTCCTGAGTCAAGAATATCATCCTGTGCTTTTTGTTCACAGTCATAGAGTCTCATCTTTGCCCTATCAATACCAACAATGAACCTTTTGTTGATAGTGGGATCATTATATCTGTTCTTCAATTGTTTTACCATAATTTGCCCCAACTGTTCCAACTCTTCTGTACTAATAAGGGCAAACATAAGATCAGCAGTAGCAGGGAGACCAAAGGACTCACTAGTATCAGTAAGTTCAACATCAGAGTTCCCATAACCACTGCGAGTAGTCTGGGTAGCAGAGACAATGGGAACATTGAATTCCACTGCCAATCCTCTAAGTTCCTCTGCAATTGCCTTAACATACGAATAAGAATTGACAGAGAAGTTTGACTTATACCTAGAGGACCCACAAATGTTAAGGTAGTCAATAAAAATAATATCAGGTCTAAATGATTTTTTGAGAGATAGTTCATTTAGCAAAGACTTAAAGTGACCTGCATGTGCTGAAGCAGTTGGGTATTCTTTGATAATCAAAGTTCCTTGCGTCTTCTTAGCAATGCTATTTACCTTAGTATCAAACATTTGCTTAGGAAGATCTACAATATCTTTGATATTTACATTCAGGAGATTCGCATCAATTCTTTCAGCAATCCTGTCCTCTGCCATTTCAAGTGTAATGTAGAGAACATTGCGCCCTTGCAAGAGGATGGAGCTAGCCATGTGGCACATGAATAGACTTTTGCCGACACCTGTACCAGCAAGAGCGATGTTGAGAGTCTTATTAGGGAGACCACCTTTCGTGATCTTGTTAAAGTATTCAAGATCAAATGGGATTTTTTCTTCTTTTCTGTGATAGGTATCATATCTTTGTTCATAGTCATTAAGGTAGTCATGTCCAATGTGATTATCAAAACTTACTGCAAGAGCATCTTGAAGAATAGATGGAATAGCATCTCTGTTTTTGTTTTCATCTTGTCCATCTGCAATCTTAATAGATTCCATGAGGGCAAGATAGATTGCACGATCTCTACACCACTTTTCAGTAGTATCAGTCAACCAATTAATCTCTACTGAAGAGTCTTCAAAATTACTAACATAATCACAAACTGTTTTAAATGTATCCTCACTGATGTCAGTTCTCTTTTCTACTTCAATGCCAATAACATCTTTGGTTGGCATTGTTGAGTATTTAATGACAAAATTGGAGATTTCATCAAAGATTACTTTCTCATGAAAATTTTCAAAGTAATCATTCTTTATGAATGGGAGAACCTTTCTGCAGTATTCATCATTGAAGATTAAATTTTTAAGGATTGTAGTTTCAATTTTCTCCATCATTTATAATGCAAATACCCACTTAGAATGTACTTTGGACCACTAATAGGAGGTTCACCTTTGTGAGGGAACATCCACAATGGAGGGAATATCAATACCCTCCCTCTCTGAGGGTGAACAATAAAATCTTTGAATACTGTATCACCTCCTTCTTGAACATCATTCAAGTACCAAAGAAATGCTAGGTATCTTCTAGCACTTGCATAATCCTGCACATCAACATGAACATCAAACTGATCATGCCCATCATTATTATACTTCTTCAATCTGAACTGTTCAAATGCATGACTTTCAGGAAAGACTCTCTTATCAACAAACTCATAATACTTATTTCTCAACTGAAAAGTCTTAGTGATTAAGTGATTATGAACTGCTTCAAACTGCTGATTCAGTTTGCAATTCTCTGTGATATTAAATTGAGTAAAAGATGGTTTTTGATCATTGTCAACTCTTTCATGCAAGTTTTGATTGTTCTCAAATTCAGCAATCAAATATTCACAAACATCTGGTTCTAATCCATCATCATAAACATGAATGAATTCTCTAAGATCAACCATAAGAGAACTCCTGTTTTGCTGCTTCATCTAAAGCTTGCATAACTTCTGGAGTAAAGAATTTTCCTGGATTTTCCATGATGGTTTTGCCATACTGAGATCCATCTGGAGTCTCATACCTAGTACCAACCTTCTTAAAGATCTCATACTTTTCAGCAAGATCAAGAA